AGTATCTAGAGTAGAAATCAACGGTAACATCATCATTACTTACGAAGATGGTTCGGTAAAGATTATCCCGGCTCCCATTATGCTGACTGCAGATCAGGCATCTGAAATCTTCGGTTCAGAAGACGAAGAGGAGGAAGAATCTGATGACGATGAGGACGAAGAAGAATCGGAAGATGACGAAGATGAAGATGATTCTGAAGAGGATGAGGAAGACGAAGAAGATGAGGACGAGGATGATTCCGATGAAGATGAAGAAGACGAGGAGGAAGAAGAGGAAGAACTGACTGGAGAAGCTCTTGCTGAAATGGACTTCGAAGAATTGGAAGATGTTTGCGATGACAAAGACCTTGATACTGATCCAGACGACTTCGATGAAGAAGACATTGAGAAACTCCGTAAAGCAATTGCCAAGGAATTAGGTATCAAATTGCCCGCTAAAAAAGAAGCTAAGGGTAAAGGTAAAAAGGGTAAAAAATAATCCATTTACCTAGCATAAAGGGTAGGAATCATCTCCTACCCTAAAAATTAACTACTATTAGGTTATGTAGAAGTCACAACTTATTTATAACACAACTTTTAAAAACTTATTAAGATTATGGCAAAGAAAAAAGAAGACACCAAGAAAAAGGGTGCTAAGGAAAAAGATCCCGAAAAAGAAGCTAAACGCAAAGCTCGTATGGAAGCTATTAAAAACCGTCCTGCAGGTCAGAGACCGAACGGTAAACAAATCGATGTTATCAAGATTTCTGATAACTCAGAAGTTCAGAACTTCGGTTATGCAATCAAAACAAAGAAAGGTGCTCAGGGAGTATTGGTAACTTCAGTATTGGTAGTAGATGGTGCTCCAGTAAACACCTCGGTTGCTTTTGTTCCCGGAGAATTGGCAATTAAGTCAAAGAAAGGACATGGTATCATCACTACTCCGAAGTCAAAGAAAGAAAAAGACACTGACGAGGAAGTAGATGAAGAAGAAACTTCTGAAGAAAACGAAGACTAAACTCCATAAAGATTATACATTATATCAATTATCCAAAGCCCATTGCCCATAAAGGTGATGGGCTTTTTTATTTTCATAACCTATGGTAACCAAAGAGGAGATAAGAAAGAATATACAAATCATTGCACTTAATAATCTGATAGAAGATTATACTTCATTTCTAGAAGTATGCAAAAATCCCTCAGAAAGGGAATTAACAGAAAACATAATATCAGAAGCTAAGGAAATGATTTTAGAATATCAATCCCAAATAAAAAGGCCACAATGGAAAAAAGATCCTTCTCATCCTTAATTTCACAGATTGCTGAAATATACAAGGATATCAAATACTATAAATACCAAGCTCATATATCCTTGCAGCAGAATAAGATGGGTGAATATAGGAAACACCAAGCCCATATTATGTATCAGAAAAGAAAACTTTATTCTTTATCACAAAGAGTAAAAGATATTCTTAACAATCCAGTTCTAGAAGTGAAATATATATGGGGAAATGAAACTAAAACCAGTATTTTCTCAGGATTAACTCAAAGAGAGATATCTGATTATCTTCATACTTGTGCAATGGTAAAAGGGATTGAATTAAAAATCCTAGAAATCAAGGAAATCCCTACCTTTAATTCGGATTCATTTCTATAGGTAAATATAAACTCATAAATTAATAAGGATATGACAAAGAAAGTAAAACCTGCTAAAAAAGCAAAGAAACCGGCTGATAAGACTCCGGAAATCACAAAAGCTGCAAAGGCTTTGGAAAACTACCTGAAAGAAAATAACCTGGATCCTGCAAAGGATTGGTCAAAGGACAAAACTCACGGTAAGGCAGTAAAAGAACTTATGGCAAAACTTAACAAGGAAAGAGATAAAGTTGCTGCCCAATATCCTGAGAAAGACACTGCTAATCAGAAGAAGCTGGTAAAAATGAAAAAGGCTTCTGAAGATGAAAAGAAAGCTAAGAAGGAAGCTAAAGCAAAAGAGAAAAAGGAAAAAGCTAGTTCAGGTAGAACAGCAACTAAATACGATTATCCTTTGGTAGACGGAAGAGAAATGACTTCCGAAGAAAAGAAGAAATATCGTATGGCTCAGAGAAAATTGGCTGCAGGTAAGACTCCAAAAGAATCTAAGCCGAAGGAAGAACCTAAGAAGGAATCCAAAAAGGATAAGCCTTCTAAGAAAGATAAAAAGGCCAAAGATTCTAAGAAGAAAAAGGCCAAAGACGAGGATTAATTTCCATTCTTATATTTGTTTTGTTAGTTATTAGTAGTTTTGGGCCTGGCAATAATTTTTGTCCAGGCCCTTTTTATCTCTAAAGTTATGAAAGAAGAAAAAGAAATATTCAAACCCAAACTGCGTATCACTACACTTTCAGAAAATGGTAATCCTTTATCTGATAGATTAGTAGATGCTTGCACTGAGATGTATGCCGGTCCAAAGGTACAACATAAAGGTCCCATAAGAATAGAAGTAACCCTTGTTAATCAACAAGATATTTCTCAATTCAAAGAATACTTGGATAAATTATCTGGTAACTTACCAATCAAAGAATCTGCAGGTAGAGGAAGACCCTCTAATACTCAAGCTAAAGAATTGGAATCCCCAAGAGAAGATATCCTTGCTGATGTAGAAAAGATGGTAAATGAAGGCAAAAGCCAACAGGATATTATTAAGTATCTTAGAGATCTTGGATTTGTATTCATCCTTACAGAGGATTTCCTTTATCATTTCCCGGAATTTAAATTCGATAAGAAAGATGTGGGAGAACCCACCAACAATGGCCAATATCTCGATTCTTATTCATGGATGGCAAGATGTATAAAGAGAGCAAAAGATCCTAAGACAGATAAATTTGACCCTATGATTCTATTTGGGTTCAGTATTCTGCAAGGTCCCTCAAAGAAGATCGTTCCCTATCTGTATAAGGAAAGGAAGAAACCCTTTAGGGCTCAGACCGGTAAAACTACTATCTCATTCTCTCAGGCAGAATTTACTAAGTTACCTAAGTATATGTTAGAGGCAGAACGAATTAAATTCTCTACAGAACAAAGGCAATTGCTTATGACTCCGGATAAGAAACCCTCTAAGTTCTTCTTAAGATGGGCATCAGATGCCATATTCCCCGATTCAATCAAGGAAAAGATGGCTGAGATCCTGAAGAGATAATCCACTACCTACCTCAGCAATATTTGCATATTATATATAAAATTTATATATTTGTATAACGAAATAAATAATAAGAAAAATGGATGCAGAAACCAAGACGGTTATTAAGAACATTGCCCAAATCCAAGTTGAGGCACTAACTCATATCTCTAAAAATTTAGAGGATACAGATCATTACCTTCTTAAAAAACTTCTTCAGATTGAAGAAGGAGAAATAAGAGGAGTATTAGATAATATGATAAAACTCTATTCAGATATGATAGAATATCCTCAACTTATAAAAACTCTTACAGAGTATCAATTATACGTCTGCTCTCATATCCTATGGAAAATGGAGGAAGAATGGATAACAGATAATTCTCAAGGAGTTTTGGGAGCATGGGCAATCATTCAAAAATATACCAACGTATTACATCCGGAGTTAACACTTTTAAAACTTTAAATTATGGACAGAGAAGAATATCTTGAATCAGTTACCATGAATACTGGTATTAAAATGAATCCAGTAGAATCTTCTAATATAGAAGGTATTGGGTATGACAACAAAAACAAACACTTATGGGTTGCTTTTAAGGGCAACAAAGTTTACCGGTATGATTTAGTTCCCAGAAAAACTTTCGAAGAACTAATGAATGCCGAATCTAAAGGGAGATATCTTAATTCTCATATCAAAGGACAATATGAAGCTACAGGATATGAACTCAAAAACTAAACATATTATTTTTCCGTTTTCCATTCTGGGAGTTACTCTTTTGGGATTCACTATTGCCAACACCAATAGTACCCGGAGGGTAACTCCTCCTTATGTAAAGGAGAGTAGAGAAGATTCTATTAGAAATGTAAAACGGTATGAGGAAAGCAAAAGAAGAGATTCTATATTCTTTGCTAAAGTAGATTCTATAAAGAAACTAAAGGATTCTCTTAGTAATCGGAGATTATACCAATATGCTTTCCTAGTAAGAGTTACTCCAGATAATATAATATTTACCGCAAGGAAATCTGGTTATCAACAAGTAACTTTAGATGCTCATTATACTAAACCCAGAGTATATTACCAAGTATTCACTTCCGATAAACCTTTATCACCGGAGGAAGCTTCTGCTTATGCCGAGAAATATGAACATGATCCCAGTAAGGTAACTATATTAACCGTAGAACAGTATAATCAGAGATATGGTAAATCATCATCTATTTCAGAATATGATATCTTTACTGAAGGTCTAGATTCCTACTATGATGATCCTGAAAACCTAGATGAGAACCCAGATGAAATCTTTGATTTCCTACTCGACTAGGGATCCTCAGCTATTGATAAAATAAAGTAGAATTATTTTTCTATTTAAAATATTATTCTTATATTTGCATAAGAAAAATAATTAATAACATTTTAAAATTTTAGACTTATGAAAAATAATGAAACCTTCCAAACCACACAACATCTAGACAAGTTAGTTACTAACCTAGGTCTTCAAATCCAAGAATTATTTTCCTTAGACTTAGAGGAAATCCTAGATTACAGCAACAATCTAATGAATCTATTAGTTAATGCCTACGTTGAAAACCAATGCTTAGCATTATCTGCAATGATATCTAAACAGGACGGATTTGCAATATACTCTTTCTTATTTCAAACTCCCGATACTTCTAATGGTGCTGCAGATGCTCTGGTAAACTTTGCCATGAACTTTACTGATGGAGAAGCTAATATCAAATCTATCAACAGAATATCTTCAAACATAATGCAAATCACATTTACAGTATGACACCCATAAGAAGACTTTTAAATATCGTACAATTTGATCTAGCCGAGAAACTAAACTTGGCTAGATTAAGATGGTACCATCTTAATCATCAGGACCAATACCTTCAATCAGTAATCTACGGTAATCCTGATAATTGTACCTTGTTCAGACTAAGGGAAGTACTTACTAATTTGCTTAGAGCTAACTTCTTAAGTTACTACATATTAGCAGATACTCCTGAATCTCTATCTATTTCAATACAAGGTAATGCTATCATTACATTTGTGATAACTAAAGACAATTACATAACTTTTACAATAACGAAATTATGAGCACAACTCCATACCCAGGTCCAGATGAAGTAATTATACCATCTCGTATATATTTCGATGAAGGTAAGAGAATAGATGTTAAAGTATGGCCTAAGACCATTCAATTAACAGGTCCCACTAAGGATTTAAACAAGGTATTCAAAACCCTTGAAGAATATGATGATTGGTGGCATCAGTTTAAGAAAAAGAATCCAGATGCCTTCCGTAAAGATGCGAAATATGTAAAATCCATTAATGGCCTCTTCCTTATTCAGAAAAGGCTCTATCAGATACCCAATAGAAGCCTCAGCTAAGTAATCGGGGATATTGCATATTTAAAAATAAAGTATTAAATTTGCATCAGAGAAAAGAAATATATTATTCATTTAAAATTTAGGCAGTCATGAACTTGAACAACATTACAACAGCCCTTAAAACCGGTATCACAATTTACCAATACGAACAATGGCAAAATACTGGTTCAGTCAACCTAATGCAAAAGGAATCTCATATGCTTTCCAAGGTTTGGCTTAAGACAAATATCCATAACCCAGATTCTTTGGATAAACCCTTTATCCAACTCTCTGCTACTTTTACTTCAGAATTCGATATTCAAGAATACAACGAATGGTTAAGGGCTAACCAGTACAAATTATATCCATTGCTACTAGATATTCTCAAGATATCACTAAAGGATGCTTACTATAATTATTCCAATACTTCTAACATTCATTACGAAGGAGGGAAATTCCCAAGTATGCTTACCATTCAATTATTTAACTTAGAATTCTAATGTCATGAAACTAACAATAACAACCCTAGTAATCATAGAAGGCTCTTATATCCAAGGAATTTTCCATTCCTTGGAAGAGCATCCAGGTAAAGCTTACCAAGAACTGGTAGACCAAGTGGAAAACGAATATGGTTATGATGCCGATAAAGATCATGTACCATTACATTTCAAAACTATCCAAGACATAGAGAATTACTTTGAACTTGTACACATAGAGACTCAAGAACTTACAGCAAACGGATTTAAAACAGCAATTTTAAAAGAACTATAATATGGAACCAATCATAACAGTAAACGAATACCCTATCGGATGGGAATGGTTAGACAGAGTACCTCTAGAAGACTTTACTTGGCTAATCGAAATATTCTCTACCATAACTGATAACACTGATACTTATGACTTTGCTACCTTCGATAAGGAAGCAACCAATGGAGAACCTCCTTATCCAGTAATCGAAATCGATAGAAAAGGATTAGCCTACTTCATGAACGATGATCAAGGCTATGAACCAGGTATATCAATGTACGGTCATTACATAGCATGTAAATCCCTAGATATATCTTCAGAAGAGGAATACATGAATCAATTAACTGACATAAAACTAATTTGTAACGAATTATGAGAACAGCATTATATTACATAGGAATAGGGCTTATCTTAGTCCTATTCCTTAATTCCTCAGGGCCTAACTTAGATACCTTCATACCAGGTAACCCATGGGAACATTATTGCAAATATGAATTGCACAAGCATCCATTCCATACTAATGAGAAGGAATATAACTATTTCCTTGATACTTTTACTAGCACGGATAAATATGAACAAATAATGGAGATATATGCTAACCCAAGGTAGATTTCTAATTTCATATCAGGTATTCGATAATATACCGGTAAATAATAACGGACAAACGCATGTACGTGAAATACTAAAGGATACCCAGGCCTTTACCTTCAGTTATCGAACAGAACAAATAAGAGATTACCTCAGATATCCTGGGGAGGAACTGATACCAGAACATCTACATATGATTAATGCCTTGAAAGAAATCCAGAACTATTGGAATCTTACTTCAGAAAAGGTTATCATAACAGATATCATACCCATTCCTCAGCCATGATAACCATGGTTTGCATATATAAAATAAAAATATTATATTTGCAATCAGATAATTAATTTAAGTATTTACTTTAAAAACTTTAGACTTATGAAAAATAATGAATTATTAAAAAAGTATGCCGGTATCTCAACCCGTATCCGCAGAATCTTTGCTTATCACTACGACCAAATCCAACGGGAAGTACAAACAGAAATTTCAACACTTACCCCAGAATTACAGGGACAATTCATGGACTTAATCATTGAATACATGGAAGAATCCATTAACTGGCCCGATCCCGATGACCAAGAAACATTCGAAAAACAATTACTCGGATAATGCCATGAAAACAATTGCCTACATTATGAGTACCTATCACATAGATACTCATAACTCAGATATCAGGGATGTACTCAAATCCTATATCATTGCCAGATACTATGGATGGGAACCAAAAGAGGAAGACCTAGAGGAAATCATTTCCCATACATCTTATTTCGATATCCACGTAGATGATGCTATCTACGAAGTCCTAACAATGCCAAGAGAAGAAATAACCATCTAAAACAAAGAACTTATGAAAACATTAGAAAATATCCAAGACCTTAAGAAATTACTTCTTAATCCCTATACCATTTATACTTATGACTATGCTGGTGGACTCATTATTAATGACACTACCGACTACATCGAGATTTACGAAATCGAGATAGAAGACGAACCCTTTGACGAGTTCCTTGGTAATATTATTACCTATGCTTCAGAGAAGGACTTATTCGAAAACTTGAGAGAAAATCTTATTCGCATGGATTTAACCAAAGGTGCTGATGACCAATACTATGATTATTCTCCTTCTCAGGTAGAGGCTATCCTATTCGGAATCCTTCAATTAACTCCAGAACACCAAGATATAATCGTAATTGATCTCAAAAAACACCTAAAATCCTTTATTCAAGACAAAGACCAAGCGGAAGAGATGATAACCCAATATACCTGTTATTACAATGCCATCAAGAGATGGGAATCCAATCACAAGGAAACAGAAATCCTTCATCAACTTGAGATATCAAACCTACTCGAACAATTAAAAAATAACTAAAACAATGAAAACAACAAATCCTTCATCAAGAATCACAATCAGTCAGAATGGTAATCAAATATTATCCTGCAAAGTATACAAAGAGCCCAACTATATATTATCTATGTCCAACGAAGAAATATTAGAACTCATCTCTGGACTAGACTATATAGGTAACCTACCAACGGTACCAGACCTAGGGAAACCAATAGAGATCCAAGTCTCAACCACCCGACAAATACCCTTAGAACAAAACAAAGAAGTCCAAACCAAAATCAAAGAGATAATATACAATAACCTCTATGATACTCTAATAGATGAACTAAAGGATACCATCTCTAGGTTCCAAGCCCAGTATAACATCCAAGAGATAAACCCATACCTACAGGATATACTTCAGAACCCAGAAGATCTAGTATCCCTCTCCCAACACCACAAAAGATAAATAAAAAGAATACCTAGAGCCTAGAAAACTCTAGGTATTTCTGTGTACACAAACCAAGTATATAATCAATTACCTCCCAAACCAAAATAAAACCAAGTATACAGATACTAGGTACACAACCCACCTACCCCACTCCCAACAAAGAAATATACAAATAATATATAACAAGGTACACAATAAACCTCATATACACCTAATCTGAGATATCACTAACTAAGATACAAATCCCCTATATCACAATCAATATATAATACATATAACTAATACTAATATACCTTTCTTAGGCTCTTGGTTTCCCTTCTTTTCTGTGTACCAACGGGGGTTTTTCGAAAATGTCAGGAACATACCCATTTGGCTGCCCCCCTACTATACCAAACACTATAGC